AACTACAAAGTCACGAACTGCTGTAATGTATTTAGCAATAGGTGCATCTGAACTTACATCTGCAAAAGCTGTAGAGCTATTTACGTCAAAAGACTGTATCTTTTCAGAGCCATTAGATGCAATTGCAAGACTACCAAACTGTAAGAATTGCCATCTACCTAAACCTGTATATCCACCTGCTTTAGACTCGTCTACTAGAGATAAGTCATTATTATCTACTTTAAATAGTTTAGTAGCACCACCAGCAAAGATAAATACGTCATTGTCTAGTTTAGCAGCAAAGCAATTATTTAAGTCTTCTGAAGCTGCACCTGAAAATGTTACTGCTGACTTAAACGGACCATATCCTACAGCTAAAGGAATAACGTTATTAGCTTCTGATACAGAGTCTAATATACTAGGTTGGTCAGGTAACCAGTCTTTAAATGCTATGCGTTGTACTGGCATATTAAGCCTTCATAATGTAGCAAAGTGCATAGTAAGGAGGTAAGTTAGCATTAGTGCCACTAGAACCTGTTGTAGAGTTTGCTACTGTAATACCTGTTGTAGCTGTGCTTGTTGTTGTGCTACCAGAGTTTGTCATACGAGGTGGTGAACCAGTTCCAGAATCAGATATTGTTGAAATACCAACTGTATGACTATGACCAGGGTCTGTAACTGTTGCAGTATGGGTATGAGATACGACAATAGCATCTGCACTACCACCTGTTGCACCTACAGCGTAAGTAGATGTAGCACCTACTACAAAACGGTTACGTAAATCTGGAGTAGAGCTTGAACCATCACATAATAACCATCCACTAGGAATAGTGGCTGAAGAACCTGACCATAGCATAATCATACCAGCTACAAACGCATTACCCCATGTAGGTGTATTACTTCCGCCTGCTGATAACAATACTTGACCACTAGCACCGGCAGTTCCGTCTAGTCTAAATGCACCTGTAATGTCTACTTGACCTGAAGATACTAATGTACCTGCTACTGTAAATGGGTCACCACTAGAACCTGTTTGTTGGTCTTTTAGTAATGCCATTAAGCTACGAACAGCGTTGTTTAAGTTAGCTGGTGAACAACCTTCAGCAATATTGATATTAGTTATATCTGTATTATCTGCTGCTGTTGTGCTAAATTCTGAAATTTTGGTTTTTGCCATGTTTTATCCTTGTCTAAGCCATGTATCTGATGATGGTGAAATTGTTGTCCATGTGTCTGAACTTGCTGATGATGGTGTCCATGTATCTGAAGATGGTGTGACAGGTGTCCATCCTTCACCTTGTATAATTCCGTTTGCTGTAACTGTGGCTATAGGGGTTATAGATGCACTTGCACCTGCTACAATACCACCTAGACAATAGACACTCGCATTACCGACTATGTGTCCATTACCACTTACTACATATCCGCCTAAACAAGATACAGTTGCATTTCCTGTAATACTTGCAGCGTTTGTTCTGATAACTACATAATTAAGTTCTACTGTGCCATTGGCTGTAATAGATGCTGAGCCTGCAATCTCAAACGAACCTAGTGCAGTTACAGTAGCGTTACCTGTAATTGAACCTACAGCATTTCTTATGCGTAAGTAAACAGCACTTACATTAGCAGTTCCATTTATAGAACCAGTATTTAATCGTATTCTTGTTGCATCACTTGTAACTGTTGCGTTTGCTGTAATAGCAGCACTAAATGGTTTTATCGCATTAGCGTTAGCAGTAACAATTGCGTTTGCATCTACTTGAGCAGAGGCTAATACTATGCCACCAATCTTGCCTAACGTGCTAAACGAGGTTTCAGCAAATGCACTTATACCAAACATTATTCACCCCAGTTTTGTGCGTTTAATACCTCTATAAGAGCTTCTACAGTAGTTGATGCTTGTATATCAGTTTCTAATCTATTTGACTCTGTGATGATTTGTGTGCGTTTTAGAACTATATCTGAAGGGATATCTATACTTCTTTCAGCTTTACGAATAACATACCAATCGGTAGCGTTAAGTAGTTTACCTGCTGTATCTTTAACTTGAGCTACAAATTGACTTTTAAGACCTTTAGTAACCACTTGTTCTGTAGTGTCAACCATAGCACCTTTACCATTATCAGCAGTCTTGTCATACACTTGTTTATAAAGGGGAGTTCCATCTTCTTTAACTTCAAGTTTATCTTCAAGAGCTTTAGGTAAGTCTGTGTCCCAATAGAAACGAGTATCTATAGGTGCTGGGTCTGCTACCCATGTAATTCCAATAGCTGCTTTTTGTTCTTCTGTAGAAGTGTTAAGCCATTGTGGTGGGTATTGTGTGCCATTAGCATCATAAAAGGATGTTCCCTCTGCTAATCTATTTCCGTTTAGTAAAAACATAGTTTTCTCCTGTTATCTTGCGTTACTATTCTTAAAGGGGTTTTCTGCAAAGGCTGCATATATGTAAGTAGCTCCGCTTCCATTAATACCACCACCCGTTTGTCTTATTTTAAAACCATTAGATAACATATCAAGTGCTGGGTCTGTTCCTTCAGCAGCAAATAAATTAGGACTTAAATATTTGCCAGCTACATTATATGTATCTCTAGCAGTATCATATAATAACCAATTATCAGCACCACTTGTTTTTTTAATTAAAACAAATTTAGGGACAAAACCTGTGTATACAAATACACCATCAGCACTACCATTGCCTGTGTAAGAACCAAACTTACTAAACCCTGCTATTTCTGCCCAGCAATAAAATACTAAATTTTGACTTGTAGCTGGATAATACCCAGATTCAAATGATACTACGCTACTTGTTGGTGTTGCGTTTGCCCATAGTCTTGAGTCAGTTCCAACAGCATCTGTTGCATTAAGTACTAAAAACTGTGATGAGCTAAATCCTGTTGTCCATACATACCAACCACCAGTAGCACTTCTTACTTTCATTATTACTAATTTTGGTGCGACACCTAATCCATGTCCAACTGTTTTGTTTCCAGCACTTCCAGAATTTGCAGTCACGATACTAAACCCAGCACTTGCATTTAAAGATACAGTAGAAGTAACATTGCCTGAAGTGTTAGATGATGTTGAGCCTTGTCCAGCTTGCCATTGCCAACCTACATAGGTAACACCACTTACGTTTGTTTGTGCTGGAGTTGTTCCAACATTTACAGAAAAACCATTAGAATTTGCTGCTGTAATATAACCATAAATAGGGTCAGTTGCATCTGCTGAAGCATTATTTTCTGCATTGGTTGAGTTAGTTGATAATTTAGTAGCAGTTCCAAAACCTCTATTTGAATCTTGTAAAAGATTAGAACCTGTATTACTTCTACCTTTAATCCATATTAAATCAGGTTTAAATGATGAGGCATTTGTAATTGACTTTGTAGTTGCACCATCACCTGTATATAGCGTTGCATCCATCACAGTATTACCTTTTTTGATAGTGCTATCAGGTAGGTTATATGTGTTTAGTCTTACAAAGCCTGTAGGTGGTGTGTAAATAAAAGGTTGTTGACCAAAGTTTAATGCAAGTGTAGGTGTTGATGTAATACCTCTAGCATAAACAATTGGAAGCATTGTTCCTGTTATTCCAGTAAATGCAGTTCCTTGACTTGAGTTGTTTTTATAAAATACTAATGTTCCAGCATCAGCGTCATAAGCAACACCAATTACATCACCTGTAGTAAATGAAGCACCATAAGCAGTATTAGAGCCACCATTTTGCAACTTAACACCGCTTGACCTATAGATATAAAATGCTTTATCAGGCGCTGCATTATTAACTCCACAATTTCCAATGCCTACACCATCTAAATTAGTAGTTGCAACATTTGAAACACAGGTCATTTCAAAATACCATTTACCTGATGAAACACCAACTGTTCCTAAAGTGCTTTTATCTACACCACTAACAGATAAATTTCCATTAGTAGGTGCTACGTCACCAGCAAGAGGGCTTAACACACAATAATTAGCCACAGTCGCACTTGTTAGCGTAGGACTGTCTATCATAGCATCATAAGTTGTGCCAGCAGTTACAGATATGTTATTAGTAGTCCAGTAGTTAGTGTTACCGCTAAAGTCTTTACCTAAACCTGCATTAGAACCTGATGTAGTAGCTATGTCAGAGAATTTAAGGTAGAAACCATTAGTGCCATAAGTGCCTGTGTAGGCTTTTGGTTTCCATGAACCTGTAGTTGTATCTGTTTCACCAAATGATGATGGCGTTAGGGCTTGTCCGTCAATTAAGTTTACATCTGCTAGGTATCCGTCAAAATACTGCCATACTGCTCCACCAAATCCATCTGGAACAAATCTTCCTAGTGAATGAACAGAAGTATTATTAACTTGAGTATCTGCATTTAAAGTAAAATTTGAAGTAAATGTTACTGTTTGTTGAACGCCATTTACATATAGTTTTGCTCTATCTGACGCTGTAGCTTGCGTTGTATCTACTGCAACAACAATATGATACCAAGCTGATGGGTCACGAAATACTGCTGATGTTGATAGTTGACCAGCACCACTTCCATTTAATACATTTTGAAAATATAATGTATTGCTTGACGTAAATTGTAAATAATTAGCATCAAAAGTACCCGTAGTATAGCCAGCACTAAATATAGCTTGGTCAGTACTTAATTCTCCACGTTTAACCCACCCACTCCATGTATATGTTTTTCTATTACCAGCACTAGCTGGAGTTCTATTCAGATAAGCAGATGCACTTTTTCTAATTCTTAAAGAGTTGTTTATATCATAGCCACCACTAGAGATAGCATTACTATTGTTTAAAATAGCCATTAAGCCATTGCTCCACCAGTAGTTACATACACATTAGTGCCATTAGAAAAGTATGATAGTAAGTATGTGCCTGCTGCTGATACTGTTGTTAAGAATGATGTGTTTACTTTAGTAGTTGCTGCTGCTGTAACTGCATGACCACCAGTATTAATTAAGAGAACATAGCCTGACTGACCTGCTGTGATATTAGTAAAGGTAAGAGCAAATGTTCCTGAAGGTGTGCATGAGAAGTTATTAGTTACGTTCATATCAAATGAACCATCATTATCTGTAGTGACTGTACCACGTTGTGATGCTGTGAATGTAGCTGCTGTGCCTGGTGCTGCGTAGTCTGTACCAGCAGAAGCCGCAGTAATTCCAGTAGAGCCATCACCTTTTTGAAGTGCTGTACTAGAAGTTAAGCCAATAATAGTAT